GAATACTAATATAACACATTATTACCAGATGTCAAGAAAAAAGTGAAAGAAAACGAAAACAATTTTAACGGAGCACAATTCCTACGTCGCCTAAAGGCGACGGTATCCTTGTGATAAGATGATGAAACTATCTGATATATACCAACTTATGCAAACCATTCTTGGTATAGATTGTAGCACGAAAACCATTGGATATTCAGTTATGGAAACTGATGATCAATTCATTAATCCAAAACTAATTATATGTTCATACATAAAACCTCCTCAAAAAGGTAATAGGTTCGAAAGAATAATTGAAACTCAAAAAATGATTAATATTATACTTAATAAGTATAAACCGAATATAATTGGAATAGAAGAAATTATTAAATTCCTTAAAGGTCGATCGGGAGCTAATACGATTATTGCGCTCGCACGTATAAATACAAGTGTTGGGCTTACTTGCTATAATTTTTTAGGTTATTGTCCATTAATGTGTAATGTAATGGCAATTCGCCACGGAATTAAATTAGATAAGGCTCTACCAAAAAAAGAACAAATACCGCAATTGATTGAAAATATCTTAGGAATTAAGTTTCCATATGTAATGGATGGTAAAAAAATCTCAGAAGAATCTTATGATTCTGCTGATTCTTGTGCGGTGGCACTTTATACAATAAAACATATTAAAAATTTAGAAGCAAGTCTATTAAAACCAATAAATTTAACACTTCCTAAAAAACGCTTATCGAAAATAAAAAGAGAGCGTAAACTAATTGAACAAGAATACAGAGAAATAATTGGACATGAATATTCAAGAAGCATATAGTACATTAGATGTACAGGACAATATATCTGATATAGACCTAAAATCTATATATAAAAAACTTGCAGTAAAATATCATCCAGATCGATTTAAAGATGATCCCGATAAATTTAAAAAAATAAATGAAGCTTACCAGCTCATAACTGATTACCGTAAAAATCCTGAAAAATATAATCCACCATCACGCAGTCCATTCGGTGGTGGCGGATTTAATATAAATTTAAATGATATATTCGGTGGTGGGTTCGGCCGTTCTCAGCAGACAGAAATTAATGCGCCACCAATAAATTTAAGTACAAAAATATCTTTCAAGGAAAGTGTTCTTGGAGTTGAAAAAGAGATAGCATATAAGAAAACTATAAAATGTGATGGATGTGATGGTAAAGGTAAAGAGCCACAATCCAATGGTTGTAAATCTTGTAACGGATTCGGCCGAGTGGTTCAGCAACAAGGAAATATGCATTATTCAAGCAGTTGTAATAAATGCCATGGACAAAATGTAAAATTCAAAGATTGCATAAAATGTAAATCTAAAGGAGCATTAGAGGTAGATGTTAATGCAAAAATAAATGTCCCACCATGTAATTCTACAATTCTAAGGATACAAGGAGCTGGGCACTATATGGGATCCGCTGGTCCATTCGGAGATGCATATTCTGATGTGTTTTTGAATGTGACAGTGGAGCCGGATGTAGATCTAAAGTTAGATGGAAATAATGTTGTGTGTAATTTACAATTGTCATTAATTGATGCACTGACAGGATGTAGTAAACAAGTAAGAACTATTTATGATACGCGCACCGTAGATATTCCCGCCAAATCTAAAAATAGAGACGAAGTGGTGCTTAGTGGTTGTGGGGTAAAACAAGCTAATGGAAGCCAGCGAGTTATACTGAATATTGATTACGGTGATGTTGATAAGTTGATAGAGTTTCTAAAACAAGAAGGAAAATAACAAATGGCGTTTATGACAAATTGTACTACTAAGGGTTGCCGTAAATCAATGGAACCCTATTTAAATCCGCTAACGATGGAGGTTCATTGTTCAGAATGTGATGCACCAATAGCTAATATTCCAATTTTTACCAAGAACTTAATGAAAAGTCAAAATCAGGTAAGAAAATCAACCAAGGTAGCGTTTAGTATTCGTTGTGTAAAATGCAAAGTGGAGGCACTACCAAAAATATCTGATGCAGATAAGCTCGTATGTGTTGGATGTGGTAGTCAATTAAATGTTTCAAAAATATATGAAAATCAAGTTAGAACCATTATTAAAGATGGCGGTCATCAAGATCTATGAGTAAAGCACAAGATTTTTCAGATACTATAGAATGGTTAAAAGATCAAACTAACGATAGTGTTCTTTTGGAAGGAGAACATAAAAAATATGTTATTGAATACTTGTCTGAAAGTATTTTGAAAGCATATGGTATGTCCGGTATCAATTCAGTTTCGGGGAATGAAGTAAAGGAATTATTGTCGGATTTTGTGGTTAATCAAAATAGAAAATCATGTGAAGCTATGCAATTTATTATTAGAGAGTTGTACCCACAACATTTAGAAATGATAAACAAATTATTGTTATTAAAATGACACCATTCGATACAATAATAAATTGTTGTAAAGATCTTTTGCATTCTTTTCCACAAGCCAAAGAAACAGCTGACTATGTTCATAGCCGTCTTTCTGATCGTGCTATTGAACAATGGGAGTTCGGATATTTTCCAAACAATGAAAATCTACAGGTTCTATCATCATTGGTTGGTGATGATATACTAAAATCTTGTGATATTATTTATGACAAGATTTATAATGGTGAAAATTATAGATGTAGTACAATGTCTGATTATAATTTAATTATGCCATACAGAAATGTATACGGTAATATAATTGGTATTGTTGGTAGAAGTATTCTTTCCGATAATCAAAGAAAAAATAAAAATATATCAAAGTATAAAAATACGCATTTTGCAAAACGATCGAATCTATTCGGATTAAATTTTGCTAAAAAGTCAATAATAAAAAACAATCTGGCCGTACTATGTGAGGGACAAATTGATGTTATTCAATCATCTGATAAAGGGCTGGAAAACGTTGTAGCTCTTGGTTCATCAGGAATGGCGTTTGAACAACTGGCACTATTGATGAGGTATACTAATAATATAATTTTATTGCTTGATAATGATGATGCTGGACAAAACGGTGAGAGCAAAATTATACAAAATTATGGTAAATATGCAAATATTAAAAGGGCGCAATTGCCGAAAGGTTATAATGATCTTGACCAATTTTTCAGGGAAAATGAATTGAAGGATTTAGAATTGATTATTTAAAAATAAATAATATAACACATAATTCGTGATATATATTAGATGGTTAGTCAATAATGATTGATCATCTTTTTTATTTTGGAGCCAAGAATGAGTGAAAAGCGTACTAACAGAAGTAATAAATATCAATTCTTGTTTGGAGAAGTGCTCGTGGCAATGGAAACGTTAGAAGCATTCCACGAAGATGCGAGTATATATAAACGTTTAAATCCACATGAATATAATGAAGCCGTGGCAGAACTTGAAGAAAGTCTTAGGATTGAATTTTGGCGCCTAGTTAATGATAATCTCACACCAAGACAAAAACAAGTTATAGAATTAGTGAGTCTTCAAAAATTAACACAGCAGGAAGCAGCCAAAATACTTGGAGTCAATCAAAGCTCAATAACTAAATCATTACATGGTAATGTAGATTATAGTAAAAGGGATGAAAATAATAAAAAAACCAAAATTGTGTATGGTGGAAGTCTCAGGCGTATACGTAAATTAGCGCTAGAGGATGAAAAAATCAAGGAAATTTTACAACAAATATCTGATTTACGTGAAGAAACTTGGACTAAATAATATAATCAATCAATATTCCACTATTATTTTAGCATACCTTTTAAGGAAACCACAAAAATGGCTAATTTTTCTATTGATTACGATAACCTTAATAAAATCGTTAATAATAAAACTTATCGTTTAGATGAGGTAAAACATAGATTAGAGAAAGTGGCGTTTGATTTAGTACGATTTAAAGATGCACAAGATCCAGATGAATTATGGGAAATTCAGAGTGCTGATGACGGTAATTACATAGTTGCTCGCTATTCTGAAGAATCGATCGAAACTAAAAAAGCATCCAAAGATAAAACTTGGGATGTACTCATATCCCAGGCTGGATATATTCATCTATATTATTGTGGAACACCGCTTGCTAAGTTCGCCACAACTGACTTAGGATTATCACAAGAGGATCTTTCAACCGTTAAACGTTTTCTTCCCGAAAAATTAGCGACAGATAAATCTTTTGTTAAAGCGCTTTTATCTACATTAGATGGTAATATAGAACAAAGTATTTTACAATCATTCCCAGAGATACTTAAATAACAGGCAAACAAATGGACTTCAATCAGATCAAAAATATTACTTCTTCACTATCTAAATCAATAGATGATAATGAAAAAATACTTTTATCATCTTTTGCAGAAAAGCTTTCTCAAGCATCTGAAGTATATCCAGAAGATCAAACAATTGGGGTGATGTCAAATATAGTAGCAAGAATGACTGGTGGTAAAAAATTATTTATTACAAAAGCAGAGGTAAAAGATTTATATAAAAAATTATATTCAAGAAATACTAAGTTTGCTGAAGTATTCTCAAATGAATTGGGTCAAGTAGAAAAATTAGCCACTCCAAAAATGTATAAAAGAGATAATATAGAAAACCTTTCTTTGGTTAAGGAGGCTTTCGAAAAAGTAGTTGATCCAACATTGGCTAATGCATTAGATAGCATTTTTGGTAATGTTGTTCGCGGTAATACAGAAGCGTCGGCTAAATTAGCCGAGTCCGTATGTACACGCGCATGTGCAAATATAAAATCAGCATCTAAAATCAATGTTGTTAGTGGCGATAATAGATTCATTATATGCCAAGCTTCTTTTGAAACACCAAAAGGTATGACAGCAGTATTTATTCCAATAGAAATAATTGCAGGAAAAGCATTATTACCAACGGTATTTATAGGGAATGCTGGGCCAGAAGATTTTTCCAAATCAAATTTAGAAAAATATATATCAGCAAATGCTGGTAAAAAGCTAACCGTTTCAGATAAATTAGTTCTTCAAGCAGTTAAAAATACAAAAGAAAATGGTATTGAAAAAATTAGCAGTGTTGATATGGCATTAATAAAGTTAAATTCAGAAAAAGATACAAAATCTGATTATTTTACTAATAGTATTTTATATCAAAATGCCGAAGTAGAAGATGAAAATCTAGTTGTAAAAACACCAAAATATCAAGATAAAGATATGGAATCATTCGCAAAAGCTTTTGATTCAGCGGTTGGTGTTGCGAACTTCTCAATTGGTAAAGATAAAGTAGATGCTGGCAGAAAGGTTATAGCTAATAAGCTAAATAGTTTTGGATTAAAAAATCATCAAGTGTCGGTATTTAGCAGTGATAATAAATCGATAACGTATGCGGTATCAGTAAATAATGGCCGGTTAGCTTTTCGTGTTCCAGTGAGCATTGAGAGTGGAAAGGTTCTTGAGCCCAGTATTATGCTTGCATCAGGAATGATTGAATCTTTTTCAAAAGATGGAATTAATTCGCTGAATAAAAAAGAGGCAAAGGATTACAAAACAGCATCAGTTGCTTCACCATTATACGGTTTAAAAGCAAGCGAACTTGTGCAAATTGTTCGTGAAGCAGTTGCGGAAGAAAATCTCGATAAGGCAGAAGACGCATTGAATGTTCTTTCGGAATCTGGTGATGATAAAGCATATCAAACAGCATTCGCAGAATATACAAATGGACTTGGAATGAACAAAATTGCAACACAAACGGTTGCTTGCAAAATGATTGTAAGAAATGCTTCGAGCAAGCACGACCTATGTGGACATACTGGGCTTCCGCTACACAAAGTGTATCAGGATAAAAATGGTGATTGCCATCCAAACTATCGTCGTGGAATGGATGATACATATGAGGGCGCGTATTTACAAAACTCAAAGATATTCTTTTAGAGGGAACAAATGAAATTATCAGAAAAATTATTACTAGTTGCAAGCTGGCTTGAAAGTTCAGAAAACGATCTTTTGGTCAATGCTGAATACGATGAAAATTGTTTAAGTATTGTTGCCAGTTCATTGGTAAAAGCATCAGAAATGATGCGACAAGGCGCTGAAGAGGTTGGTAAAATTGAGCCAGAAGAATCGGCAATAACGCCAGAAAAACTTGATGAATTAGTAGCAGTTGCTAACGCTTTCGATGAAAGCGGTGATGAATTATTGATGAAACAAGCAAATGTGCTTGATGATATTTTATTAACACTAGCATCGCCAAAAAATGCAGTTGCTGTCGCTAAACAAATGGAAGATGATAGAGTTGAGCAACTAAAAAAAAAGTATAAGGACCCAAAAGTAAAACAAGACGAAATGAATAAAGTTAGTGATTCCGTCGAAAAAATCGAGAAGAGTCCTAGCTATAAAAAATATCGTGTGCTTCAGCATGAACTTGATACGAGATATTGTCCCGACCATCCGGGTGTTTCCGTTATAAGAGTTGGCGAACGTCGGGTGCAATGTCCAATGGATCATAAAATTTATGATTATATGACTGGGTATACTACATTAGATGGTGATCATGTTCCCGGTGGTGATGTAAGCGAACAAACTAAAATTATGCAACACGAAAATGCCCATACAGTTTTTGATACGAGAAGTCAGAGATTGGGTCAAGAATAATTTTTTGTTGATGCATAAATAGTATGCGATCTAACACAGAAGAATTTATAAAAAAAGCCATAAATAAACACGGTAATAAATATAATTATTCTAAAGTAGAATACATAAAAAGTAATCAAAAAGTTTTTATTATTTGTAATAATTGTAAATTAGAGTTTCTACAAAAGCCTAGCGCACACATAAATGGAAATGGGTGCTCAGATTGTGCTCATAAAGAAGTTGCAAAGCATAATACCAAATCTTTTGATAATTTTTTAGAACTCGCAAAAAATATACACAAAGATAACGAAACAGGATTAGATAAATATGAACGAGCAGATATTTTAAAATCTGCTGGCTATGATATAGTCTATATATGGGAATATGATTGGCTTGTACAAAAGAAAATTAACAAGGTGGGTTGAGTAAAATGAAATACCCGTGAAACAAAATTTATGGTAAATACCCTATTTTTATAGGGGAAACTAGAATAAATAAATATTTTTAATAAAAAAATGAAACAAATAACAGGTAATAAATGCCGAAAAATAAAGAAAATATAGCTAAAAGATTCCTAAATCATCCTGATAAAGATGAAATAATTAGTAAGCTTTTAGCTGGTAAACCAAGCGCCGATATAGCTGAATGGCTTAAAGCAAAATATAACCCCATAACTGAAAAAACATTTATTTTTTCAGAAAAATATATTACGTCATTCAAAGATGAATATCTTGATTTTTATACTGTTATGAAGCAGGATCTGGAAAAAACCAAATCAAATATAACTGCGACTGAGCAAATGCAGATGGAAATACAGGGCACACCGGCATACCACAAAGCGTTAGAAAAATATACAGATAAAGAAGTTGATGTTAAGTTAATAATAAAAAAATTAGTTGTAAATGCTGAACTTCGTCTATCACAAATGTTTGATATGATGCAAGAAGATCCTTATAATTTTAAACCAGATAGAACAATAATCGAATGGTTTAATACATTAATGAATATTCTTGAAAAATATGACGGTGTTCTTAATGGATCCCCAGATCAAATTAATATTCAGAATAATATAAGTATTCAAGTAGTTGATGAACATATAAATGTTGTATACAATATAATAAAAGAAATACTAACTAAATTAGATTATGATACATCATTATTATTTATAGACATGTATAATGAAGAAATTAAAAAAATTAAATCCAATTCCAATCATCAACTGCCAGTTGAGGCAAGACTAAAAGAAGCAACTATATTAAGCGAAACAGTCAGCGAAAAACTCAATCAATAGCCATTATTAGACATATAGCTATGAAGCACGCGTTTCCTAATTTTTCTGATTCCATACCAATTCAGCCAGTCTATAATCTTAATAGATGGATGGAATCTATGAAAAATATCTATATTAGAGTTCATCTTGGTGCTTCAAAAAATGAAGCAGTAGATATGATAACTGCTGATTGGAAACCTATGGAAAAAAATGATTTTCTAAATTGGATGAAGTATTATGAATCCGGCGATCATAAAAAATATAAAAAAGCGCAACACGCATATTATGTAAATGAGGATACCAATTATTTTCTTCCTAATCCAAAAATGGTGCCACCGAGTCCAATACGGACAATAAATGACCATATATCTAATACTCAACAAGAAGCCGTGAATGTAGCTTCAAAACAAAAAAGTGAAGAAGAAAAACGACAAGCGGTTGAGGATTTACGAAGAAAAATACTTGGAAGGCTTAATTCGGCAGAAAAACTATTAAGTTCCCAACAAGGTCATATGTTCGCCGGCGCCGATTTTGAAAGACTTCTTTCGTCCATTTTTGAACTAAAAAAACAAATACAAATAGTAAATAAAATATCAACCGCATCATTGCAGACAGTTGTAGATTTAATTGTCAGACAAGCAAATATCCTAAGTCGTGAGGGCTATGGTGATGCAAGTTCTTTTATGGTAAAGCTTGCACAGCAAACTCCTGGTGATATGAGTATAAATCTTGGTGATATTCCTGCTGGTGGTAGTCAGCCACAAGGGGGTGGTAGTCTTGCTAATAATACTCCTGATGTTATGCAACCATTGCCAGGTGGAGCACCAGAAGAAAAAGACATAACAGAAGATAGTGCCGTTGGTAAATTCATTGATAATTTAGAAGATGCTGGTATAACTGACACCGTTGATGAAGAAAAAACTGCTGACGAAGGACAAGCAGATGATTCAAATGAAGTAGAGATTGATAATGATGTATTTATGGATCAAGAGATTATACCAGAAGGTAAAGATGATTTAGTCGTTGAGGCACAAGTAGTTGCAGATGCTCCTGCTCCAGCGTCGAATACAGATTCAGAGGCTGATAAGACTAAACCAACAATGGCACCTGGTATAACTCCCGAAAATGTAAAGAAGGCACCAGATGTTGAAACACCTAAAACAGATTTTGATGCCGTCCTTGATAGCGCTTTTGCTAATTTAACAGTTCAAGATGTAATAAATAAACTTGAACAAGTCAATAATATTTTTCGAACCAGAGAGATTGCCAGACAATTAGCAGTATGTGATCTAATGTTATCAAGACTTGGGCTTGCACAATACTTCCCACAGCTTGGTGAAAGTATCAATAAAAGTCTTGATTCAGGGCAATATGCGTTAGTTCGTATAGATGAAATATTATCTAAATTGAGAGGTTCAGTTAAATCACCAGAACTTGATCTTGAGGGTAATAATCAAAAAACTCCCCCAGGAGCTGAAGCAGTTAGATCTAACCTTCAACAACAAGAACAAAAAGAAAAACAGCGTAAAGAAGTTAAAAAACAGATTCAAGATCAAATAGATATGGAAAAAGCAACAAAGCCAGAGGGTGCCGTTGAGGGCGCTCCGCAAGAACTGGCATCACAACCTATTGAAGTTGAATCTCCAGCCACAGAGGCTCCTGCGCCTGCACCAAGGCCAGCAGTGGCACCAACAGTATAAGGAAGTGAATGAAACTTCGCGACCTATTGAATCTAATTAAGAAAGTAGGTGATCAAAATGGCATTCCTAATTGCTGGATTGTTGGCGGAACTCCACGTGATAAAATGCTTAATCTTTTGAGACCAGATGAATTGAACGATCTTGATTTAACGACTGGTAATAAATTAGTTCATAACCTTGCTACTGAGGTTAGTATTGAATTAAAAAAACACTATAATATAGTAGTAAAGAAGGCTGATGATGGGCACACCAGCGTTGTTTTTCCCGGAAATCAATTTAAACTCGATTTTAGTAGTAATTTTTTAATACCAAGAATTAATCTTCATCTACACCAACTTGGTATAAAAAACCCAACTGATTTAGATCGAGAAATGTTTTCAAGAGATTTTTATTGTAATACATTGCTAATGACATTAGATCTTAAAAAAATAAAAGATCCCACTCATCAAGGTATTAAAGATATAAATAATAAAATTATACGAACTTGTCTTGATCCTGATACAGCGTTTAGGTATAATACTAATCGTATTATTCGTGTTGTATATTTATCAGCTAAACTTGACTTCGATGTTGATCCCGAAATAATAAAATGGATATCACAAAATAAAGATATGGTTAGATTATCACCAGATGGATATCTAAAAAAGAATCTCGATAAGGCTATGAAGAAAAATCCCGAACGAGCAGTAGCATTAATAAATAAAATTAATTTATGGGACGTGATACCAATAACTGAAGATCTCCAACCGTTTTTTTCTAAAAGAACTACAACAGTAAAATCATCACAGCGTAATTATGATCTTGGTGAAGGATTTTATGCGAATATGAATAAATACGATAGCGTAGCGGATTTTCGTAAGAAACGAATGAAAAAGCGTAAAAAGATATTGCAAAAATTAAAGGACATGAAACTAAAATAAGATGACTAAACTTAATCAACTCCTTCAAAAATATTCCTACAACGAACCATATGAAAGTCAATTCGGGTTTGAGGGATCTCCATACTTCCATCGAGGAGACGAAGCATTACCATTTAATCAGTATATTCCGTTGGGTGAATCCACAATGGAAAAGCCACAGGATTTAGATAGAATGGAAAATCACGGGAAAGATGGCAAAGAGTTTCCTGAGTTCAAGGAGTTCGATGAAAGAAAAAACAAAAGACTAAAACGTCTAAAACTATTACGAAAACTGATGCAAGAAAAAAAGAATCCAACATTCACACCGGCACAATTTTCTCCATCACAATATAGTAGTATGACTGGCTTCGAGGGTATGAATGCATTCACTGGCGGTTATTATGACGCTACACTTGGAGATAATACAGATACATTCGTAAATCCTTGGAATAATATCTATCAATCAGCCAGTAATACAGTCCAAGAACGAATAAAACTCAGATCATTATTTTTCAATAATTTTGTCAAAAACTCAATACTATGAATAATTTAGCATACGATATATCCCTATTTTGAGGTAAAAATGTCATTATATAAACAAGCCCAATTCTTAGATGCAAACGATTTTGAAAACTTCGGAGACGAAGATGAGGTCGTTTTATACGAAGAAAAGCCTTCAATGGAAGATGTTGTTGAACTTCATCAGCCGGATAATGCTATGGAAATTACATTCAAACTTCCACCGCTCCCAGGGTCAGATGCAGATATGCCATTAGAAGTATCTACCGAAGATCCAGTTGAGGTTGAAAGCAAAGGCAAAAAAGATAAGGATGATAACAAGGTTGAAGAACTCGAGGTTCAAGATCCTTGGAAGCCACCCTCCCCTGCTGGAATATTAAACTGGGTTCACGATCGTCTTCAAAATTTACCACGCCATTCCGGTAGGGAAACTACGGGTATTGAACGCACCATAGCCGTAATGAAACGAATTAACAATGAAATATCAAAAGCTATAGCAAATGATTACAATGGTGAAGTTGATATTGGACGATTAGAAGAGGCTCGTAAAGAGATTTTTGATGGCATTCATCGTCTCGAAGAGGCGAAAGAAAAACTCGATAATGGATATAAGGGCAAGAAAGCAGATCTTGATGAAAATGGGTTAGTGAAAGAAGCTAAACAAGATCGAATTGGTGGAATCATTATTACAGTCCCAATTTTGATATCAAGAATTGCAAAAGTATGTATTAATTCTATGGTATCAGGGGGCAAAGATATTGAAAAAGTTTTTGATGCACAATCAAAAGAATGGAATCTTGATAAACGAGAACAAGCTGAATTAATGGAATTGCTAGAAAATATGGGATACTCATCTCCACGAAGAGATCGTGCATATCCTGCAGATCACCAAATGGAATATAAATCGTCAGACAACTTCGATCTATCAAGTAACTACCCTGCATAAGGCTAAATGTCAAATAAATACTTCACACGCAATTCCTCAATTATATCACGCGATAACAGTTCTTTTGATCGTGGTGATAAAACCCCGTCTTGGTTCAATGATTTTGCCAATAATCTTGAAAAAGAATCGGCAAAACCAAAAAGTCAAGATTATTCATTATTCGATCAAATAAATAGTATTCTTGGTAATAAATCAAAATATTCTACAGTTGCAGAAGCAGTAGAAGATCTGCAAAAACGCACTGGATTATACGATATTTTACAAAAAAAACAAGCGAGCAATATTGGCAGTAATATACAATTATTTAAAGAATTACCGGTTCTAAAAACATATATCGATAATTATGTTGATGATCGCCCTGGAACTTCAGTTGAAGCAGTTATACACGATTTATTAAAAATAAAAACTATAAAAGAAAAACTTCCAGAGTCAGATGATGTTCCAGCAGAAGTAAAAAAGTATATTAGCGATAAAATAGGTGAATCAAATAGATCGATTGTTAAAGATGATAGTGATAGTCTTGAGTTAGGAAAAATGGATTTAACACAAGATGTGGCGGTTGTGGATGATCCGCTTGGTATATGTATGCCAGGTGGCAAGTAATATTTTATATTGAAAGATTGAATGTCGGAAGATTTACTATTAGAAAAGATAAAAGATAAACTGTTAGATTTTGATCCGGTTCATTTTGTTGAAAAATATCTTACGATTGATGGTGATAAGTTTCATCTACAAAAAGGTGGCTGGAAACCATTTTCAGATATTTATAGATATGTTGGTATAAAAGCGATAGAAAAAGACGGGAAGCCAGTCGTAATAGTTGCTGGGAGGCAGGTTGGTAAAGATCTTGCATTGGATACACCTATTCCAACACCATCTGGCTGGAAAACTATGGGAGATTTACAAATAGGGGATAAAGTTTTTGATGAAAATGGTGATATATGTGATGTAATTGAAGTATCACCAATTTATACAGATCATAAATGTTATAAATTAACATTCGATGATGGAACGGAAATTGTTGCAGGAGAAGACCATCAATGGCTAACATATACTAAATCAAACAGGAAATCATTACAAAGAGTTAAAAATCCTTCACAGCCAACAATAAAAAATACAAAAGAAATTATTAATACATTAAATACTAAAACAAGCAAACAAGAAACTAATCATTCTATTCCTATATGTGAGCCAGTAAAATATAATACACAAAATCTACCTATTGACCCATATGTTTTCGGCTGTTGGCTTGGTGATGGTTCTTCGAATACGGGAGTGATAGAATGTGCCGATGAAGGCATTTTGTTAGAAATAAAAAAACATTATATAATAGAAAAAAGGAATATTAAAAATAATAAATCAAAATCTAATGCGTATAGAATAGGTGAAATACAAACTCATCATCGTAAAATAGGCGAGCTAACAAATCAATTAAAAAAACTTAATTTATTAAATAATAAACACATACCAGATATTTATTTATATAGTAGTATTGAGCAGAGGTTTGCTCTTCTTCAAGGGCTGATGGACACCGATGGACATAATGATAAAACTGGAAAACAAGAGTTTTGCAACTATAATAAAAAATTAGCATATCAAGTATTAGAATTAATAAAATCATTAGGAATTAAAGCAAGAATAAAAGAAAGTGATGCTAAATTATATGGTAAAGTAATAAATAAAAGATATCATATATATTTTAATACATCAGAATCGGTTTTTAGATTACAAAGAAAATTAAATAATATAAAAGAAAAAGTAAATCTAAAAACCACTCATAGATATATTGTAAAAGCAGAGTTGGTTTCAACAGTTCCTACAAAATGTATAATGGTTGATTCGCCATCACATTTATATTTAGTATCAAAGTCATTTATTCCAACGCATAACACAAGTATGGCTGCCGCATTAGAAATGTATTTTTGTGGTTGTGGATTATACGGTAATGGTAAAAATCCACCCATAAGAATGGTGCATGCGTTTCCAGAAGCTGCGCTTGCAGCAGGATATGCAAAAGTAAAATTAAATGCAATGATTAGATCTTCTATTACTATAGATGATGGTAATGAATTAAAAGGAATAAAGAAAAAAACATTTATGCATTCATTATTAGATACATCATCTGAAAGTAATGACACTTTATCTTTTAAACAATTTATTGGTGGAAATCATTTATGGATTGAAAGTGTTGGTATGGATGGTAACAGATTGATGGGCAAAACGGCAGACATTATCTTCTACGATGAAGTTCAAAAAATGATGTCCATTGCAATAGGTAATTCATCAAAAATACTTACTCAGTCAAAATACGGTAAACAAGGCGAAGGTGTTCAAGTATTTTTCGGAACTCCCTTATTAAGGGGATCAACATATTGGGATTTATGGAATGCATCATCTCAACAATATTTTCATTTAGGTTGTGAAAAATGTAAAGAGTTATTCCCATTATATACGCCTGGAACTAATGATTGGGAAGATATATGGTTATATGGATATACCGTGCGTTGCACGCATTGTGGGTTCGAACAAGATAAACGAGAAGCAACCGAACGTGGCAAATGGGTTCCATTAAAAGATCAACAGGACTCTAAATATATAGGTTTTCATATAAATCAATTATATATACCAACATTTACAAAAGAAAAAATTATATCTGAAAAGCCAGAAAACAATCCAATTAATTCAGAAAAAACATATCAAACACAGGTTCTTGGAGAGTTTTACCATGGTGAAGCAACCATAATAACTATGGATCAGGTTAGGGAATTATGTGGTGATTCTAACAGGAAGTTCAGAGCAAGTATATCATCAGATGAAGACCTCCCGGTATTTTTAGGAATTGATATTGGCGCAAAAAATGATTTAGCACAACTGGTTGATTCTGATAGAGTTAAACCGCAAGGACAAAGTTTTAGCACAGCAGTGGTTATTGCAATGACTGGTCCGCAAAGAATGTCAATTGAGTTTGCAACCGCATTCAAAAGAAACGATCTTGCAAGTAAAAAAGGGCTAATAGAAGAGATAATGAGAAAATATTCAGTTAATTTAGCGGTATGTGATTTAGGGTATGCTAATGATTTAAATGAAATACTTCAAACTGAATATGGAGAAAGGTTTCTTTCATCACAAGCATCTAATAGAGTAAATGAGCATATAAAATTTAATTCAGATATTTTTCCAAAAGTAATTACATTTGAACGTGATTTTTGGATAGCTGAGTTATATGAACAAATGAAAAAAGGTAATTTAAGAATACCAATGGGAAGTTATGAACAAGTAGCAATGATGATACAGCATATATGTAGTATGGAGATAAAACCTAGTATAAGCAGAGTTGGTGATGTAACACCGCATTATGTAAAAGGTGGATCGCCAAATGATTTTTTTATGTCGATCCTTAATGCATACATAGCGTTTAAATTTTATGTTAGTCAAGGATTTAAAATAAAAAACCCAGCACATATGAGAGATCCAGCAAAAGATAAACCGCCCGTGTTAGTTGCATACTTACCGAAAATGAGATAAAATTGAATACTTGAATGACTAATGATATAGCATATATCAAGGATACTAATGTCTAGTGGTAAATTTTTACAAAAACAAGGATTGCCTCCTATCATATCAAATAATACGTATAAAAACGTTTCACAATATCGTAAACAAGAATTAGCAAAAGACGTGGAGCAAGGATTATACAGGGACGGATCTGGTGATTCTAAAAAAAGTGGATTAGGTCCCGCTTCATATGTTTCTACGTTAAATGGTAATTTGAAAAAAAGTGCTCAGGTGTTGAGCAGTGGTCAGGCATCAGGAGCTAATTGGCGTGGCGGTAGTGGAGAAGTGACAAGACAAGCACCTGCTGTATATAGCCCGCTGTGGTTGAATTCAAATCTAAATCTTCCACGCGATCGTGCCACAATCAATAGTTGGCTACGATCTTTCTACGCCCTCGCACCATTCGTTCAAAATGCTATAAATCTACATTCCACATATCCAATATCAAAACTAACTATTCGTTGTCCAAATCGCAAAGTTGAAAACTTTTTTAATACAATGATAGAAAATATTGATTTATTGAATATATGTATCCAAGTTGCACAAGAATATTGGTTATTAGGTGAGGCGTTCGTATATGGAGAATTAGATCAAACGAACGCAGTGTGGAGTAGATTGGTAATTCAAAATCCAGATTATATGGTGGTTAAAAAATCAGTTATTGCAAGTGAACCATTAATTATGATGCGTCCCGATGACAATCTTCGCCGATTAGTTTATTCTAATAAACCAGCAGATATTGAGCAAAGAAGTCAATTAAATGAAACTATAATAGAGCACGTTAAACGTGGCGAAAATATTCCATTAGAAAATCTATATATATCACATTTAGCAAGAAGAATAAGCCCATATGAGGTTCGGGGAACAGGATTACCAGTAAGTTGTTTTCGTCAATTAATGCTTTTTGATCAGCTTCGTGAAGCAAAGTTTGCTCAAGCACAGAATATGATTAATCCATTAACATTAATCAAAGTTGGATCAGCCGACTATAAGCCACAACCAGCGGATCTTGACATATGGAGAAACGCTTTCGCAGAAGCTCAATATGATCAGGACTTCAAAATATTTACACATGAAGCCGTGACGGTAGAACGCGTTGGATATAATTCAGCAGTCATAGATATATCGGGAGATATAACACAATTACTAAAAGAGATATTTATGGGATTAATGGTTCCACAAGTATTAATGGATGGGGGCGGAGATATAACATATTCTAACGGCGGGGTATCATTGGATGTTCTTCGTCAAAGATACATGGCATTCCGTAATATGATGAGCAGTTGGTTAAAAAATAAAATATTCGCTCCAATATCAAAACTGAATGAATTTTATGAATATGAAGATGGTGAGAAGAAACTGATTACTCCAACGGTAGAGTGGAGCCACATGAGTATATTCGACACTATGGATTATGTTCAACAGTTAGTTGCGCTATCAACTGGTGATCAAAAACGAGTATCTCAACAAACATTATATCGTTCATTAGGATTAGAGTATGATGAAGAACGTCGTAAAATGAAGAAAGAGGATATTCAAGAAGCCGTTAGAAAGAAAGAGCTTGCTTCATTGGATGCAATGGCATTGAATGAATTGAGAGCAATGGATGAGGAATCTGAGATTCCAGAGGTAGCGCCAGTTGCATTGCCAGGAATGGCAAGCCCATACACAGACCAGGGTGGTCAGCAACCAGGAGGCGAGGCTGGCGGCGCAGGATCAGGTTTGCCTCCCCTACCGGGTCTAGGCGGCCCATCAGGTGGTGGGGGCGGATTAACACCTCCTCCAACAGAAGGTTTACCACCACCGGCCCCATCTGGAGGCGCTACCCCTCCTCCTGGAGGAGGGTCAACTCCACCACCGAGTCCACCAAAATAGCATCATCCCCTAATAATCTCATATATTATTGAACTATATCTAGGAGATATAAATGGATAAGAATGCACAAGAACGTGGGCTATTAAATAAACTTCGCGAACATGCTAATATAACAAGTAAATTGTTAGAAGGTATAAATCCTAAGTTTAAAAAAATGATGGATGATCTTCGAAAGACTGACGGTAAGATTCGTGGATACGCTGAACAGTCAAAAGATCTAATTAAATCAGCAAAATCATTAGTGAATCGAAGAGACTATCTTTCTGCTGCTTCGACCATGTCTGCGTTCCATGAGAAGTGTAGATATATTGCTGCTGAATTAGATAAGTTCATAAAAAATGTAGATATGGATAGTTACGAAGTTTTGTTGGGTCAATTCGATGATGAGCAGAAAGAACGTATTTTTGGTTATGACCCCAATAAAGAACTGAATCTAAATGAGGTATCATTTGTAAATGATATGGAAGTAATAGCATCATTACAAAAACAAGCCGGTCTTTCTGATTGGTGGCATAATTTAACTAATGAGCGTGCAACGGCTATGCGTCAATTAGAAAAACGATTTTCAATATCTTTTCTAAAAGATTTAAAAAACAACTCAATAAACATTTTTAATGATAGTCAAAGATTTTTACAATTTTTACTAACAACATTTAAAAAATTAGCAACTGCCTTAGCAAGGGGTAAGCCCAGCATATACATAAGTATTGCAAAAAGTTTCATATCAAAGTTTGATCAATATCATAAATCATTCATTAATTTTTACGAAAAAAATATGAAACCACTAAAACAACAACACGAAAAGATGGTTGCTGAAAAGAAACAAGCAGAAGAGCAGGCAAAAACTCAACAGGAACAACTGGCTCAAGAATCAGCATTAAAGTTTCAACAAGAAAATGCTGGTCAACAAAAACCATTCTCGCCTCCAGCAGGTAATAAAACCAATATGCCATTTGATCTTAATAAAGTTCCTATAAGTAGTAAACAAAATACATTAAATAAACTTGATGAATTAAATGATCCAAAGGATCAAGAAGAAGATAAAAAACTTCCATTAATTCAATCAAAACAATTTATATCTAAAATAGAAAAAGTAGCATCGACCAATAATGCAAAATCATTGATGCTTGCCATTTTGAAACATTCAGCAGAATTAGAAAACACAAACCCGGAAGCAAGCCTAAAACTCCTTGCAATTGCCGAGGGGATAAGTGATGATATGAATAATGCTGGGCTTTTCGATGTCTTCAAAAATAAAAAGGAAGAAAAGAAGCCAGAACAAAAGGAGGAAAATAAACCAGCCCCCTTTAGTCTAACGCCCCCAGAACCCAGAAAGAAACCGTTAGAACACGGTATTCCTGAGGGGCGCATCAATAAAAAATATACTGACTTCCCGGTTCTAAGTGCCATACCCGCCGATCAAATTAGGATTACACCAAATACATCGCAACACATAGTAAATATATTTATTAAAAAACTATATGATATTGGAATAAATGCTGAAAATATAACTGATCAAAATATAATTACAGAACTAAAAAATGCAATTCCTCGTGGAATAATACTAACGAGTCATAAGGCAGAAGATAATCATAATCCGTTAGATAGACAATTAGAGATATATTCTTATATGAGTTTAAAAAATATAGAGCCATCACTTAATAAAATCGCTAAACTAAAAATACATTGTAGACTATCAGTATCAAATGGAAGTCTAACAATTAGAACAATAGATAAAAACTTCAGCATAGAATAATATGATATCATCATCTTTTTCAACCAAATTAAATGACATTAGCCAAGAACTTAGTATGAATCCACGCGATCTTTTGTTGGTTATGTATTTGGAAAGTGGAGCAAACCCAAATGCCGTTAATAAATCAATCAGAGATCCGGAATATCAGGCAAGAGGGTTAATTCAATTTATGCCAAAAACATTACAAGGAATGGGGATGTCAAAACAGGACTCATTGACATTCGAACAAAGACCAGCAGAAGATCAACTGGACTTCGTAAAAAAATATGTTCAATCACATAGAGGGTTGATTGGCGGGAAACCATTTACTTCGGCAACACAGTATTATGTTGCTAATGTTTGGCCAATAGCATTGAAAAAATGGAATGGAGATGACCCAGTGAAAAACTCTAATGTTGTCGTACTTGATAGTAATAATCCAAAAGAAGCAGGGGCATACAAGGCCAATCCAATATTAGATTATAATAAGGATGGTAAAATAACAGTTGGAGATTTAACGAATACACTAATGAGTATGGAAAAATCATCAGGGTTCCAAAAAATGCTTTCACAATTTAATAGAGTAGCTGGTAACGGAGAAGTATCAGAAAAAGCAAAGGGTGTGTCACAACCACAGGAATCAACACAAATGTTAGCAGAAAAAAATATACCACCACCATTGATGAATGAAATAAATAGTTTTCTTGATAGTTTTGCTGGAAAACAAGACTCAGATATAATTAAATCTAGTTCATATTTAATATCAATCAATTCAGATAATGATTTTACTTCTAAATTAGAATATGCAAGAATACTATCACTAGCATTAAAAGAAGAATTAAATATACAATCTGATATATTTACAAATAATACAGATGTGCAAATACAGTGTGCTATCGACACTGATAGTAAAAAAGGCGAGTTAGTATTGAAAGAGTTATGCTCAGCAATATCAGATGTGTTTTCAGATGCAACTAAAAAAATAGGTAGTATAAAAATAGATACTAAGATTCTATTAAATAATAAATCTAAGTATCAAAAATTAGATATAAAATTAGCAGAAACAAATTATAGAAAGTTTCATCTTAAATTCGCGATAGGAAAATAATGGATAAGACACAACCAGATAATCCATATGATGCTTACAATTCAGCCAATGGCAGTGAGTTGCGTAAATTTTCTGATGAATTATTAACAAAATTTAAGGGCAAAGTTCTTGAAGTATATATTGGCGATCAAAGCGAAACTATTAATTATGATGATTATTCGGTTCCAAAAAATTGTAGTATATTCGGTAAGCTGATCGATGTATTAGATCGTTTTGTTATTTTTGATTGTTATTACATTGATCCAAAAACAAAAATATTAAAAACTGATAACTCAGTATACATAAATCTTTTTCAGATTCGTGCTATGACGGAAGTAAACGGAAAGGGTTCCCTTGGTGATATTTTTCTAAGCGTAGATGCATCAAAAGCGGTGAGAAAACTAATTTTGGCAGGTAAATAATGTCAAACAATAATATATCAAAAATAATTATATATGCACAAGAGTTTGAGGGCTTTTGTAATGATGCATTAATTAAAACTGCCTACATTAAAAAACGAGATGGTAAGTGGGTCATACTATCTGAAAAAGGTAAAGTATTAGGAGCTTATGATACAAAACAAGAGGCGGTCGTTAGATTGAGGGCTATTGAGTACTTCAAGAACCATAAAAAAAAGAAAGCTTCAAAAGAAGACAGTTATTCAAGTATTATGAGAGATCTGCGAAAGTCTTCGGATGAAGATACAGTAAAATGTTTTCAAGAAGAATTTAAAAAAGCGTTTGACCAAGCGGTTATAGATGGTGATGAAGAACCAGAAAAAATTGCATTAGAAAAAGCAAAAGAGAATATAAGAGGTGAGGACGAATTGATGGATAAGGTCGCCTCAGCAATTAATCTTGGTGATGCTGAAACAGCTGGAAAATATTTAGCGAATTTAATTCGATTTTTGACGAAAAGAATATCGCCAGAGAGACGGCCTCAGGCATTAAATAGTTTAAAACGAAAGATATATTATATTAATGAATATCAAGTCGCTGGGAAAAAGACACCCCCAAGCTCATCTATGGGACAATCAATTACATTGTTAAAAACAATATTATTAGAACACGAACCACAATATATTAGAGGTGTTTTAAATTCAATAGTAAAGTATCTATAATGATTAATTTTCATAAAGTCAATAATCATTTATATCGTGGTGGTAGTCTTACTCCACAAGATGTTATTCATTTAAAAGAAAAATATGGCATTGAAAAAATAGTTTCATTGGATGAAAACGCTGGAAAAAAAATTGATAGAGCTACTAAATTACTTAGTATAAAACACATTATGCTACCAATAGACATTGGTAAGAGGTCATCATTAATAAAATTTTTGCGTCATAATATAATAAAATTATTAGACGGTGAAAAAACTTACGTTCATTGTCAGTGGGGACGCGACCGAACAGGTCTTGCAATCGCACTGTATCGTTGCGAACACGACAATTGGTCCTGCGGTCGAGCATTAAAAGAAGCTAAGAAATATGGATTTGGCATTGGTGTTGATCCAAAAGTAGTTCATTTATATAAAAAACTAATAGCACAATCGTGCGGGTGCAAAGATAAGGATATGAACTCGGCATATGACATTGTATCCAATCAGCGTGAATATCCCAGTGATTATGCAGATTATTCGTTAGATGCTTGGCAACAAGGAAGTTGGAGCCCATACGAGGATTATCGCGTTCAAGAGTTTCCTTATGCCCCACAATACCCAGAATATGCTGAACAATATCAATCAAGAATAGATCATGATCTGGATGATAGTGATGCATTAAATACCGAGAATATACAGGTTCCTCAGGTAGGACAATGGAACACAAGTACAGAAGGAATCATGGGAGCAGGCCCAAGTATGATTGGTTCCGGCACTATTATTTAGGTATAAAATCATGGTAAATAAGCGTAAAATATATGCCGTCAATATGACATATGACGTCCCAGATGCCGAAAAAGACATGGCTACAAAAATAGTTATGCATTTAGATCATCTCTTAAAGATGTTAAAAACATGCGAAGAACATCTCAATTTAATGTATACTCCATTTAAAGATAATCAAAACATATCTACAGAACAAATATTCGCTGCAAGAGCTGCATTAAGACGATATAGAGATAAAGCAGTAGATAACTTCAATGATTTTAAGAGACAGGCGTTCAAGTGTTTCGTTCTTTTACAGCCATTTTCATTCGATTCTCAAATGGTAAAATTAAGTAAATCATTCGTTCTCGCAATATCTGATATAGAAAAACAAGTAAATAGATTCGTAGATTTATTTTCCAATTTAGAATCTAAAGATTTTGGAACAACGATAGTAAAATCAATAGATAATATAAAAAAAGAATTAGCACAAATTGAGCAAATTATTGAAGACAGAATGAAAGATCATATACAAAATAATATATTAGCAAGAAACTGGGTAGATACAGTGAGTGATGAACTACAAGAAAAAGTAGAGAAGAGAATACCGCTATCTATTCAATTAGTAGAGCAGAGAAATAAAAGAAAATAAATGATAATTAATAATATAATGGTAAACGCAAATTGCAATACTTGTGGTGGATTAATATCTGGGGTGATTAATAATTGTATTAATTCACAACCAATAAAACTATGTTGTTGTGATCCTTGGTATGGTTGTTCATCATCTTATCACAAGGATACCGTCGCCTTTAGGCGACGGAGGAATTGTGCTCCGTTAAAATTGTTTTCGTTTTCTTTCACTTTTTTCTTGACATCTGGTAATAATGTGTTATATTAGTATTCAGTTATGATCCTCTTACGAACCGTCAAAATCTTTCTCACAAACGCAAAAGAGCAACTTTTGCCTACGGCTATTGCTTATACTAACGCTTATAACTACGCTTGTCAAGACGGTTATTCAGCAAAAATTACGTCAGGATACGATCTCCATAAACGGACTTATCAAACGATGCGTGAAACGCTTCCTGCTCAATTAGCCGTTTCCGCAAGAACGAAGGCAACAGAATCATTAGTTTCAATAGCAGGGCTAAAACGAAAAGGTAAAAAAACTTC